CCAAGTAAATTTTGTAAACTACCAACGTTTTCCCCGTCCGATGTTGTTGAGTTTAAATTTAAAGCATCTCTATATTCACCATTAGGTATAATTCTCTCGTCCAGGTCTTTATTCATTTTCCCGGACGTAAATATCTGCTTAACCTCTGACATTTATTTTAATTTTTTATTTGTTTACTTTTACCTCTCATTATTTGAGTAAGCTCTTTAGTATTTAATTTTGATAGTCTCAACTTAGCGTTTCTTATTGCCGCTCTTCTTTCTTTTTTAACTCTATTTATTTGATATTCAGGTATATTAGATCTTGATGATAATATACCGTATAATATACTTTTATATACGGCTTCTTCAGCAAATTTATGAACAACCATTTCATCATTACTAGCTAAACCATCAGATACATATTTTATAATAACCAATCTGTCAGTAAAATCACTAGTAAAACCAATAGTCCCATGTTCTTCGTCCAGTATATAATGACCATTTTTTGTAGCATGTACAGGATCTATACCATATCTTTTACCATAATCTACATTATAACCATAACCTTCTTCTAAAAAATCTATATTTTGATCCGCTGTAGGACCAGCAGTAGATGACGTTGTATAACCATCAGAATATCTTTGTTCCGTTATAGATTTATCCAAAAATGTAACATCACCCGTTGCATCTGTTTGAAAACTATAATCATTATTTTGTAACACTTGTCTTGGTGCTGAAGATAACCAACCTGGTAACACTAAATGTTCAACACCTGCACTATCAACCCAAGTTATATTAAGTATATTAACAGCATCATGAGGCATAGCTACTGTTAAAGAAGGTGGCATTTCAAATTCCTGTGATTTTACATTGTTTAATGTATCATAACTTAATTCTTGAATAGCTCTATAACAATAGAAAGCTATATCTGCTTTTTTAGCTTTTTTTACTATTTTTTCATCACCTACGTAACCAACTGAAAAGTTAGCAATAATATCTGCTGCACTTATAAATCTATAAGATCCATAAAGTTTTACCGATGCATAATAGTCTGCTGCTGTGTGTTTTATATTTGCCATTTATTAAGATTTTTCTTCTGTTGTTAACTTAGTATCTTTTGTTTCAGCTACTTGAGTTATTTCTGCAGCTTTAATAGATATACCAGCGTAAGATAATATTTTTATAACAAGACTAGGTTCATCTGACTGATGTAGTTCAAAGTTAATTGAATTTGAACCATCATATAAAGGTGTATTATCAACATTTGTATAAGCCCAAGACACGTCTATAGGTTTTCTTATATATTCAATACTAATCTCTTTTGTTTTAGGGTATATTTCTAAAGTATTTCCAGTAATACAATAAATACCTATAGGTGAATTATCGTTACTATCAAGATAAGAATTACCACTATCTATATTTAAAATAGGCGAATTTAAAATATCTCTTTTTTCTTTTTTAGATACTTTATCAAAAACTATATTATTGCTAGATATAGTGCCGATTCTATACAAACCAAAAGGCATATCCACATAGTAATCATCGTATGTACTTAAATCTTCACTAGATGAAAATAATTCTATTTTTTCTTCTATATTTTCAATAATGTTAGCATACTCAGAATTATTATCTCCCATTCTAGAGAATTGATTTAAATCATAGAAATATTGTTCAAATATCTCTAATTGAGCTTGATTTGCCATTAAGTTAAATTCTTGTGGAGTTAAATAACCTCTATTTTCTTTATTTAAAATAGCGAGAACTCTTTGATATACAGTATTTATGCTAACCATCTTTAATTTTTTATTAATAGTAATATAGCCACTTTTACAGTGGCCATACCACTATAAGAGATAACTATTTAATTTTTAGTTTTTTCTCAATTGATTTTTGTACTTGCGTACCTTCATCTGTTTTAAACCAAGCACCCATTGCTGAATAAGGATTTTCATCAAAAGGAACAGTCATAAGTTTAGCTCCGTTACTTGCCCACTTAAATGTTCTTTGATCATCATCTAAAGATATAATCCCAGCTTCTCTTGCTCTTACAGCTAAATTTCTTAAAACAATGTTATCATCATTAACTAATGCTATAAAAGTTTGAGGTGATCTTTTTGCAAACAATAATAAATCTCTTTTTATTTCAGAAGTTGTCATATTACCAACAGAAGATCCTAATTCTACTCTTAATACAGCTTCAGCGTGATCTACATCTAAATCTTTAGCTAAATTCAAAGCTTCTAATTCTAATTCAATAGTATCTAATTCACTAACAGCTTCTTTAACTGGATCTAATTCAGCATAAGTTTTTCCAAGCTGAGGGTGATATATAGATAATAATTTTTGTAATGGTTGATTAGTTCTAGGTACAAAAAGTGTACCATCTTTAAAAACAATATGTTTTAATGTAACATATCCTTCTTGTTCATCAACAAATATTGATCTTTGATTTGGAGAATATCTTATTTCTCTTGAATATCCTAAATCCTCATCAAAATGCATCATATTTTTTGATGCTAATGTAAATGTTAAAGGAGATTTATCTCCAAGAAGATAATAGTTTCTGTCTTTTATTTGCCAACCTTTTGGTGCATCACTAACATTAACTACTTTATTCTCCCTTTTTTTAGTCTTTTTTGTTTTCATGATATAATATAATATAATTAGTAAAAAAACGATATTTACCGGGTAGCTTTAACACCACCCGGATAATATCAATTGCTATTAAGAAATTGTAACATTTTTGAATAATACAAAATTGTTAGCTCCTTGTACGCATAAACATCTCTCAGATAAGAAATGTACGGCCATTTCATCCGTGTCGTTTGTATAAACTCCACCTACAGATCCAGTGATCCAAGATTTCATTTTTCTATCATCAGCTTCAGAAGCTCTATATCTAACGTGTAAGAATGGTCTCTTGATGTTTTTACCAAGTGATTGATCATATACTGTTGAAGTACCAGCCGGAACTAATACACCTTCAATATCATCTCCACCATTACCTCTAGTAGCAGCATCGTTTAGATATTTCCAGTCAGTTTTATAGAAGTCATAAGAACCTCTTCTGAATCCAGAGAAACCTAAAGTAAGTGCCATATCTTCGCTGTTGTTAAACACACCGTAAGAAGTACCGCCAGTACCGTAAGAATTTTGAGCAGCAAGCATATCATCAAATGCTAGAGTCATAGCTCTTGCACCAAAGATCATATTTTCTTCAATTGCTCCTTGCTTGTCTAAGTTTTTAAGTATTTCATCAAAATCTTGTAGACTAGTTCTATCAGCGCCTGATGCAGCTAAAGTAGCTTCACCATTTGCAAAGTTTTGATAAACATTACCTCTAGATGTTAAGGCAGCAAATAAACCTTCAGTACCTTTCATTCCAGCAGCAAGTGCATCAGAACCACTAGCAGCAAGTTCACCTTCTACTAATGCCATTTCTAGATAATCTTCGAATCTAAGTCTTGTTTCATGCTCAGATTTTAGATACCATAGGTAACCAGAAGCTCCGTTTTCAGTAGTTACTTCAACCCAACCTATCTGAGCAGCGTCAGAACCAGAGATAGAATATTTATCTTTGATTATAATAGGTGAATTGCTGTATTCTTGAAAACCAGCATCAACTGATCCAACCATTCCAGCACTTCCTTTAGCAAATTCAGATCCGTATACGAATACTGTAAGTTCAGGAGAAGAGCCAGATGCTACGAAAGAAGCAGGCCATTGAGTAGTAGTATAAATTGCAGCTTCAATAGAGTTTGTAGCTACAGATATAACATACGCTTTTACAGTGTCACCTACAGTGTTACCTGAAGACGCACTTGAAATAACAACTGTTTGACCAGCTCGAATTGCGTGACCAGTGATTGTAATCGTTTGGTCAGTTCTATCATTCTGAGTAGCCACTACAGCTCCAGTATATGCTAGATGTAATCTCCCTTGTTCTGACCAAATAACTTGATCTGAACTAGAAGGTATTTCAGCTCCTACCATTCTTAAAAAAGATGCTACAGATCTGTTTCCATATCTTTCAACTTCTTTTTCATATACATCAGGTAAAAACTGAGCAGCGAAAGTACCACCTCCTGACGCAGAGTCAAAAGAAAGGTAGTTACCTGCGAAAAGTGTTTTTGTAGGGCTTGGCGTTAATCCTGCTGGAAACGATCCACCCGTTGCAAATAATCCCATTTTTATTAATTTTTAAAATTTATTTTCTAAGTTTAATTCTTAGTCTATCGGAATCATCCCCGCTAATAGCTTTAACTTTTAATCCAGAATCAGTTGTAACAGCTTCATGAACACCTCTCGGTTCCATGTCTATATTTTTAGATTCTGTCATTGTTTGTTTTAAAGCATCAGCACGACCTTGTTCATAGAAATGATTTGCAATAGAATCTGCATTCATTGCAGTAAATAAAGCTTTATGGTAACCAGATGCGTCCTCCATATTGTTATTATTGTCCACAAACTTGCTGACTAACGTATTTATATCAGACTGTGCATCTTTAACTTTTTCAGCATCATTTACTCTAAATCTATATTTTTTATCACCAACTTTATATTCAAAACCTTTGAAATCATGGGAAAAAACTTCGTTTGTTTTCTGATTAAATATAGATCGTCTTTCTTGATTGGTCTTTTCAGTTTCTGATTGACTCTTTTTATAGCTATCGTAAAACTCGACTGCCTCTCTCTGTTCTGGAGCTAACTTGGAACCTAACTTAAGTTCATCATAGTATTTACTCTTTAAACTTGAAAGATTTGTTCTTGCTTCAGCAATAGATTCTTTCAATGCTAGCTTTTTTCTTTTAATATCTCTTTCTTCATCAACTTCTTCGTCGATTGAAAAGCTGTCTTCAATTAAAAAGCTAATCTCCTCTTGATTAAGATGTGGTTTGGTTTGACTGTAAAATTCTCTTAGAACTTCCATGTCTTCCATTTTATCATAATCTCGATTAAGTTTTATATAATCTTCTAAACTACCTCCAGTTTCATTCATAAAATCAACTAGTTTATCAACATTTTCTGGTAATTTTTTAGATTCTTCTTTAATTTCTTCTTCTTTAAGTTTCTCAGGTATTTTGTTTATTTTTTCTGCTAAACTTTCTTTTTTGTCTTGTTTTTCTTCTTCAACAAGCTCTATAACAGGTTCTTCTTCTTTTTTCTCTTCTTTTTTTGTTTCTTCTTTTACTTCTTCCTGTTTTGGTTCTTCTTTAACCTCTTCAACAACCTTATCTTCTTTTTTATTTTCTTCAGATTTAGGTTCTTCTTTATCAGAAACTTTTGTTTCTTCTTTTTTAGGATCAGGCGTATTACTTAAATTTACTTTATAAACCCCATCCTCAAAAGGTGTTTCTGGTTTTGTTTCTTCAACCTTTTTTACTTCTATTTTAGGTTCTTTATTCGATTCTTTTTCAGTAGCTGTAACCTTAGCTTCAGCTTCTTTTGTTTCTGTTTTTGGCATGATAAAATATTATATAATTATTAATTGTTGTTGTTTATTATCTTGGTTCAAACATTTCCATATTAAAACCACTACCCATAGTGTCATTACCAGCAGATTCAAAAACTTTTTTACCTTGTTTTCCTGCTCTTTGTTCTATGAGTTCAGATTGTTGAGATGCTTGAATTTTAGTTCTTTCATCTTTACGATCTTCTTTATATTTTTCTTTATTTTGTAATCCTTCATTTTGAACTTTTTGCATTTCTTTAGCTAATCTAAATTCATAAAGCATAAGTTCTTTTTTAAGCTCTTTTTCTTCTTTCATTTTATTAACTTCAAGTTCAGCTTCCATTTGTATTAATTCTGCTTTTTGTTGATTTAAAGCACTTTGTTTTTGAACTTCAGATTCTGCTGCAGCTTGAGTTGTTTGAGTATTAGCATCAGCTTGAGCTTTTATATTTTGTTGAGAAGTAGCTTGATCTTGTTCTATTTTCTTACGTCTTCTAACTTTTAAAAGCTGATTTGCTAATTTTATATTTTTTATTTCTCTAATATCAATAGCATCTTCTAAATATATTTGATCTTTAGCTAACGCTTGTTGAATATTATTTTCTAATTTTTGTTTTTCTTCTTCATCTGGTGATAATTCTATAAATATACCAAAATCATGAAGATGCATTTTTTTAATATCATCTAAAGTAGCAACATTAAATCTTCCTATGCTCGATATAAATGAATCTCTTGTTGGAGAAAATTCTAATATATCAGAAACTCTTAAACTTATAGCTTCCGCTAATTGAGCTGTTAAAAATAAACTACTTTGTAGTATATGTCTTGTTGCTGTGTTAGAATTTGCTGCAGCAAGTTTTTGAACACCTACTAAAGCATTTTTATCAGGCGTGCTACCATCTCTTGCTTCATTAAGTCCGGTTACATCTCTTATCATTTGAAGATAATAATTATATGTATTAGTAAGAGATGCAATTTTATTATTACCACCGTTTGATGTTAATTCTTGTATTGGTACAGAACCTCTATTACCATCACCATCTTGAGTCATACTTCTTCCTATAACAGAACCTGTTTGGAAAAACATATTTAAAGCTTCTTGTGGATTATAATTTGTTCCATTACCTAAATCTATTTCTGCTAAACCGTCTGCATCAAGATAAACACCATCTGGTATCATTCTTGATAATACTTGTTGCAGTTTAAGATGTGTTATTTGAATCATATCAGCAAAACCCGTTATTCTACCTACTAAAGATTCTATTCTACCTTTATACATTCTAGGAGAAACAACACTATAATTAAACATAGCTTTTTTAGTATCACTTTTAGGTCTAACCATATTTTTAGCTAATTCCCATTTTAAAAGTTTGTTCATTCCAAGAAGATATGCACCATCGTAAACAACTTCTATTGATCTGGCTTCTTTTTTAAATAAAGATCTGTTATCTTTAGGTGGATTGAATTGATCATCTTTTTTAATAGCTTTATCAGCTCCAGAAGCTGTTTTCTTTATTTTATAAACTTGATTATTATATGTCTTATAATTAAAATATAAAACTTGAACAGTGTTACTATCGGTTACACTATCTTCATTTATATATCTATTATGAGAAGCAGAGGTTTGAACACCTTGTCTTGTTAATTCTTCTAAATCAGAGTTTGTAAGTTCAGGAAATTGTTTTTTAAGTTCGTTAAGAGTAACGCTTTTAACCTCACCAATGTAATAAATATCATCAAAATAAGGAGAATGTGAATAAGAGTAAACTAAATCAGCAGGATCAACATATTCTATTTTTATACCTTCTGATTTATTAAATGTATTTTTAACTGCAGAAATACCTATAACAGTTAAATCATAATTTAATCTTTTTTGAATTAAATCATAATTATTTTTAGTAAGCACACTATTTATAGCTTGTTCTTCAGCTATTTCTATGCTTTGCTTATATTCGAGTTGCATGTGAAGTGCAAGTTCTTCTTCTGAATGTGGTAATGTTTCTTTAGGAGTTCTACGCACATTAATACCAAGTTCTGCTTGAGCTTGATCAGCTAAAGCATCAGTTTGCATATCTATTAATATGTTTTCAACATATTTTGTTCTTTGTTTTACACTTGCTGGATCTTGAGAATAAGCTTTTATATCGTAAAGTCTATCAGACATACCATTTACAACAATATCTACAAATTTAGGAATAATAGGAACAGGTTTCCAATCTAAATTAAGATATGACAAATCACCATTTATAGACAATTCATCTTTATATTTTTTTACAGACTGCTCACCTCTAGCATACAGTCTTAATCGATGAAATTCATCTCTATTAGAATAGAACCTAGTTGCTCCTGAATCTCGCTTAAACCATTCATGTTCAATAGCTTGCGCTATTTTCAATCCATAATCTTTACTTGATTTTTCTTTGTCACTGGCTATTTGGCTAGGAAATGAACTTTTTAATAATGTTTCGGCCATATTATTTGATTATTTCTGAGTGTACTCCTTTATTGTTAAATCTTGAAATTTTTAAATCTAATTTTGGTTTTTCGTATGATTGTCTTGGGTGATATAAATGTTTATTTACTGCCATAATAGCTAAACCTGAACTAATAGAAGCATCAAAAGCTGTTCTATTATTAATATCAAATTTTGCCCAATCATTTAATGTTCTTTGAAAATATAAACTACCTGCACCATCTGCGG